GCTCAAGTAACCAGCTTCCAATACCATTCTCATAGTTTATACGTGGTAAATTCGTACCTTCAGTAACTATATTGCTACTTGAATTAACTCTACTTGCTGCCCCATTTCTTGAAAAAGTGAAATCCCCATCTCCGTTCTCTGGCTTTACACTTAACATACTTCCATTGTCGTATGCAGTTGGTGTAAGTAAAATTGACGCTTTATCTAATAAATTATCTGCCATATTATTCTATAATTTCAAAAGCGGTTAATGTTGTTGTTGTACTCGTTACATTCTCAAAGTGTGTTGCCCTTGCTTTTAAAGAAGCCAACAAACTAGGTACTGCACTTGTTACTGCATAGTCATAATAAATACCACCCCATCCATTTTGAACTGGAGTCCCCCACCAACTAACGGGATATATCTCGTTTGCCATCTTTTTCTTTTTTTGTTAGATACTTAGTTAATTTAACTACGTTCTTTAATTTTGGTTTGTATGTTCTTGCCATTATAATACCCAACTTGATGAATTGCTGTCTTTGTCAGGAGATATATCTGAGCCACTATTACTTGTATATTCTGGAAATTTTGTACTATTGAAATCCATAAAATCCACAAACCTTCGACAATAATACTCAGCAAAATCTCTCTCTTTTTGTACTAAAAAATCTACTTCCTCTTTGTTTACTGTTTCTGAGTTCTCTGAGCTATGCTTATATATTCCTCCAGATTTCACTTGATACGCACAGAATGGTAGATAGTCTGTCATTGCATAATGGATCAACATAGGTTGCACATAATCAGTAACAAGAGATAGATAGTCTCCTGTTAAAGTTCCAGCAATTATATCTGCTGAAATTCTATCATATAATTTTGTACCAAGTGCAGACTGGATGTGTATCTCTTGTGATATTCTCACATATTGTAAGAATAAATCTGTATCAGTATTACCATCAAGAATACTATTCTTAACGAGGTCTGTTCTACTTATAAATAATGCTGTTGCCATAGTTATCTTTTCTTTACAAATCCGTTATTAGGCATATCAACAGGTCTTTTCGAAACCTCTTTTGCGTTTACTTCGGGTTTAAATCCTTCTTTTTTAGCTTTGTTTACGCTTACTTCAGCATTTGGATTGCCTACATCTGGCTTTGTTTTAGCGTTCTTTGCTCTGTATGTCTTTCTCATCCAAAAATGATGACAACCGCCACCGCCTTTGTATAGCCATATATCATAGGTATCAGCTCCAGACAACCCCCAACCAGCATTAACTGCTTTTTTACTCATCATATCTATATCTTCCTTACGATATATCTTTTTTGCTCTTACCATTTTCTTGCAAAACTCTCTACTATTTTCGCTAAATGTTAAAGGTGCATATTGATACCTAACTTTAAACTGTACACCTTCTTCATTTACTCCATCTTGCTTAGATTTTGCCTTTGGTCTTGCTGTTCCAGTAGTAACAAAATTGTACATTTTAGACAATGCAGATAATTTTGGATTGTTTAACTTTTCTAACTCTTCATTTAAAGAATCTTCTGCATCATAATCTACTTTTCTCTCATCTATTAGCTCCCAGTTCTCCAAATCCTCATCCTGTCCAAACTCCTCTAAATCTGAAGCCATTTTAGACATCTTTACACCAGTCTCTTCTTCTCTTGTTATCTTGTCTTCTACGTTGTCTAAGTCTAAGAACTGCAAAGGTTGTAAGGTCTTAAAGTATAGGTTTAAGCTAATGTTATTGAAAGCTAATATCTTATCAAAAGCATCTGTTAAAAGCTCTTGAAATGGAGCTATTACCATGTTGTTCATTAGTATTGAACTGTCTTTTAATTCCTCTGCATTATTACCAAAACCAGAGTTATCTTTAATACCTAAAAGCATTGGAGACACAATTCTATGAGCAATTAAAATCTTTGATTGTGCTACCTCATTTATAAATTGATACTGATTATGAGCATCTGATAATTGAATAGCCTCAATAGTTGCAGCACTCTCTTTATTATCATTAAAAGCAATAATAGGAGTACCAGCTCTTGACGATCCTTGATACTTTTGCTTGATCTTATTTTCTGTTAAAACTTGTGTTTCTTCATCTGGTACACCATTGTTGAAATTAATCATCATTGATGGACTCAATCCGTTTCGCACATTATTTATGTGGTAGTTTGATACCTCTATTTCTAAATCACAATATTGTATTCCTCCAATATAGTCAGGAGTACTATAGTAGTACATCCCAGCCTCATAAGGCTTCACATACAATATCTCAATTGGTTTAGGTGTATCAGATACACCAAACGCTGGTATGCGTAATGGCTTGTCAGATGGCTTTATATCCTCCCATTTTGGGAAGTAGTAATATGCTTGTACTTCCTTATCGTCTGCTCCACATTTCTCAGCTCTTAAAGTCTCAATTGGTAGATGCTCTACTTTCTCAATAGTCTTTTTATTTTTTGAGTATATTACTTGTATAGCACATTGCCCTGTCAACTTTAAATCATAAGCAAACCTTCGTAAATCGTCTTTCTTAAATAAAGATATCATTCTAGCATACTGCTCTGGTCTCCTTGCACTATCTGTAGCAGACAACCCTTTACCATAAATCATCTGAGAGATTGAGTTTATACAAGCACTATTTGTAGCACTTCCATTTGCTTTATCAATCAAAAAATTAAAAAAGTCATTATCAGTACCAAATTCAATCCACTCTTTATTCTTAGACTCTACTATCTCTGGTGTTGTGTAAGATGATAAATTAACAAAAGAAACATTAGATCGTGCTTGTTTTTTTGGTGCTTGTGGTCTTACTTTATTTATGCGTTTTTTCATTATAGTATTATAAAATCATTATTACCACTTTTCTCAACATACACATCTTTGTTTACTGAATAATGCTCGTTGTTTGATTGGTTAGTTGATTGATTAGTACAAAAAATCTTGTCTCTATAGATAATATCTGCCTCTGTAATTGCTCCTTGTCCGTTGTAAACTTTTAAATCATAAAATCTACCTTCTTTTAAATCAAAAACAGTACTCAATTCAAGGTAGTTTCCAGATGTAGCACCAGTAACTAACAAGTCTACAGAGGTATTAGAGCTGTCATCTCTCAATCTTAATGTGACAGATGAAGCATATACACGAGGTATAATCTTTATGGTTTGTGAAGATGTAGTATGTAGTAATACTTTCATACTTATATAATAAAAAAATAGACTCTTTTTATTTATTTAAAGCAAAAAAAAGACAATCAATTAAGATTGCCTTTTTCTATCGAAAACAAATTATGAAAAAAAACTATGCGTTAGGATTAATTTGCGTTGCAGATGTTTTAGCTGGAATTACTGTTTTTTCAACAAAATATGCTGGGTCTACTTCCATTGCTTCCAATGTGATTGAAAATGATTGAGCATCGCCCATTGCAGCACCCAAAGAAATTGCACCTCCGTTTGCTTCAGCTCCGTTAATCAAACCAATCATATAGAATACTCCATTTTGATCTTCAACAGCTACATGAGATTTACTTGCTGCAAGAATTTTTATCTGCTCTTGCGTTGCTTTATCAAGTACAAGTAAGTTTAAACTCAAAGTTTGTGTGTAAAATAAACTTTGATTGTCTTTAGAAGCATTGATTGTAGTCTCTAAAGATGATGAACCGTTAATATCGAATTTGTAAAAGTCTCCAGATTCAAGTGCTGTGATTTCTGAACCACTTTTAGTAACAGTACCAAGAGTTCCAAAATCTGCAAAATATACTGATTTCAAACCACCAGAACCTTTTCGACATGGTAAAGCTCTACCAGAGCTAAGTGTTAAACAAGCCATTTTTATATATGTTTTAAGTTATTAAAAAAGGGTAGATAGATATTCTCTACCTACCCTCGTTTTTATTATTATTGTTAGATTATAAACCTAATCCGTAAGAAACGATGTCCTCAACTACTGCATAATTTACTGCTGCTGTATAACGAGCTATAAATCTTACATTTTGGTCTCCTAAAGTTTCAGCTGTATCAATTACACGAACTTCATTCATATCGCTTAACAAAGATGTAGCGAAGAAAAGGTTGTCTTTGATAGTCGCAATCATTTTGTTAGATGGTAATCCATTCACAGGAACAACTTTAATACCATCAAAAAACTGTACATCGATGTCTTGGTTGTTTCCTTGTCCGTTTACACCATTAGCTCCTTGTCCGTTTGCTTGGAAACCTCCTAATGATCTTTTGTAAGCTCTGTACACGTTGTTCGCAACGTAAACATAAAGACCTTCGTCTTGTAATAATTGCTCTGGAATTGCATCAATCACAGATCCTAATTCTGCAACTACATTTGCTGGTGTTATTGCTTCTCCTGTAATCTTTTTTGATCCAGTATGAGCAGCATCAGCAGCTAATAAAGTTGTAAACCCATCAAAAGAACCAGCTCCAGCAGTACCACCCCAAATTGCAAGCTCAGTAGCTTGTGCTATTTTAGCAGATGTTTTTCCGATAATGAAATCAGATAATTTTGCTGGGAAGTTATCGTGTGCAGATGCACCCATTGAACCAGCTTCGAACGTACTTCTGAAAGTAGTCTTACAAAGTTTGATGTTTACTTGTAAAGATTTAGGTTCGATAGTTCTTTCAGTCCAAGTTAACGTACCTGTATCAGCAAAATCACAAGAAGCATCGGCAACTAGTCCGTCTAATTCTAATCTTGTTAATGTTTCCTTGTACTTTACGTTTGGTTTAATTTCAATTAATCCGTTTGCTAAAGTGTTTCCACTTAAAAGCATTGCAGATACATAATCAGATGCAAATTCCCCTACATATGATTCACTAATACTTGTTGTTGTAGCCATTGTTATTTATTGTTTATTTTATTAAAGATTCTTGATTGTATTGTATTTCTTCCTTTTTGAGCAAATAGATTTAAGTTTTTCTTCTCTGTTGCTCTCTCTGGATTGTGAGAAATTCCTTCCACTTCTGGTTGAGCAGATAACTCTACTTTTTCTTCAACCTTAGATAGTTTAAGTTCGTTTATTTCGCTTCGTAGCTTTTCAATTTCTGAGAAGAACATTTCTTCTGAGATTGATTTAACAATTTTCTTAGGAGTTGATGCTTCTGCTTCTAACTCTTCTTCTTCAACTACTTCTTCAGTTGCTGGTGCTTCTTCTTCTGCTGCTCCAGCTTCTTTGATCTCTGCAATTACTCCTTCTTCAGCAACTACAATAGTTTTACCTTCAACTTCGTACTCTCCTACTGGTACTGGTACTCGCTCATCTTCAGCGACTACAAATATTTCAGCTCCAGCTTCAAATACTTCAGCTTCTAATACAGCTCCATTTTCCAATGTCATTTGCTCTAGCTTTACCTCTATACCGAGTAAAGTGCGAACTTTATTTAATGTTTCTTTTGTGTTCATATATATATAATTAAAATTGGTTATTATTTTGTATTTTCAAATTGAAATTTATTCAGATGTTTGCTCTGTACTACCTATTCCTTGCCTCCAGATTTCTCTATCTTTGCATCTATTACAGTCACATTCTTCAATGGTGTAGGTGTTTTTGCAATAGCAATAAACTGCTCTTGTCATCTTAATAATTTTTTTAGTTCTTCTAATTTATTTTCGTCTGCTGATAAATTTTCTTCTATTTCTTCTTTAGGTCTTTCTAATCGATCCGCGAAATATCCTTCTATACTGAAGCCTTTTACTTTTCCAGTCTTTACATAATCGTTCCATACATCTTCATTCTCTACTTTTACAGAACCCATCCATGTGCCTACAGGAACATCTAAACCATACAAAGCAGTCTTGTCTTTTGCTTTATCTTCTACGATCCAACTTTCAACTAATGTCAATCCTTTCAATTGTGAATCGTGTTCTAGTGTTGCTTCTGATTGATTGCCATTTTGTAGGTATAATTGAGAAGCCTTTGCTACTGTCTTTTCTGAGAAGAAAATATAGTACTCATCATCTCCTGACTTTCTGTAAATAGGTTTCTTTGGTATCAATAAAGCACCCATTAAAAGTCTTTTCTCTTTGCTTATCTCAGCAAGTTTTATCTCTTGGCTATTAAGAGCAATAAAATCTGACTCAATAGCTGGGTTTTCAACTACAGAAATAGCTTCTACACCTATTGCCTCATCATCATCTAAAATTAATTCTATTAGTTTCATATCTATATAATGATTTATTTAATGTGTTTTGTGTTTTTATGTTCCACTTTCTGTAATAATATTTCTATCTAACGCTTGAGCAGTTGATACATCAGAAGCCACTACATACGCTCTTGATGGTTTTTTTGACTGCCCACCTATTGCATCTGCTAACTGATTTGTATTACTTGCTCCTACTACATTAAATGATGGAGGAACAGATGCACCACCACCACCACCATTAGATGGAATGCTTTGTGGACTTACTGTTTTAGCGTTACCTTTTATGGATTGAATACTCTTTGTGGCACTTGCAATAGTAGAACCAATAGATAGTGCTGCTTTTACTGTGTTTATTCCTACAAATGGCATCCCCCCAGTTAAAGGAGAAGCTGCTACTGCTTTTGCGTTTGCGACACCAGTACTTGATACAGTTTCTGATATAGACTTTACAGAACTTCTAACTACATCAGCAATTGCTAAAGCCTTTCCAACTTTTTCCAGTTTCTTACCTCCTATACTAACTATGTTTTGTAAGTCTTCATAGCCTTTTCTATATTGTTTCTCTTTGTAGTCTTTTTGCTCTTTTGCAATTCTGTTAGATTCGTCTGTATTTTTTTGTTTAGTCTCTATATCTTCAGCATCAAAACCATCGTTTATCTCTCTTAATCTAGTATTGAAGTCTGTTTGTAAAGCAAGTAAACGCTCTTTCTTTTCTGCATCATCTGTAACCTCTCTTTCTATTAGCTCTTTGTTTAGGTCATACTCTTGTTGAAGCTCTAACCTTTCTTTTTCTCTTTCAGATTTACCAAACAAAGAAATTTCATTCATTATCTCTTTCTGCTCTTTTAATAAAGAGTTTGTATTGGTTTGTTGTTCACTTCTAAATCCAGTTATCTGTGCTTCAATTCCAGCCTGTTCATTTAACGCTTCTTGATATGCTTTCTGTAGTTCAATGCTATCTTTGTTTTTAGATAATTCAGCAGCAGCAGCATCAACAGCAATCTGTGCATTTTTTTTCATTGCTACTTCTTGCTCGTCTAATACCAAAGCAAGTTCTTCATTCGCTTTTATTCTTTCTTCTATACTTTTACTATCATCATCTCTAATCTGTCTTAATTGCTCTGCTTGTCTGTCATATTGCTCAATCAATCCTTGATTTAAAACAGATGCTAATTCAGCAGACTTCTTTAATTGTGTGATGGCTTTTGCAGACTCTAAGGCACTTTTTACATTTACCTCTCCTAATTCTTTTCCTACAATTTTTCCAGCATCTCCAACCTCAGTTACTGCCTCTCCAAAATTATCTACAATATCTTTACCAGCATTTAAAGCTGCCTTTCCTACATCTAAAAGATTTGTTCTTGTTTCTGTTATTGATAAATTTAATTGCTTTATTGTCTCCTCATCTTTACCTCCTAAAAAACTATTTTCCCAAGCTAACATTGCTTCTTGTACTGCTAACTTTATTCCGTAGAAAGTTAATTTTAGAGGAGTTAATCCAATTGTAACAACCCCAGAAATAACCTTACCTAGTGCATCAAATTGCCCTGATGTCTGTGTAAGTGCATCATAAATATCTGTAAAAGCTGTTGTGACTTGACTGACCATCTGACCAGCAAACTCAAAAGCTGTAGTAAATAGATCAACAACTTTTTGGTTCTGAGAAAACAAATCTTTTAAAGTATCTAAAGAAGAAATAATTAACCCTAGTCCAAGAGCCTTTAATCCAGTACTTAATCCTTTTAATCCTTTTGTAACTGTCTTAGAAGCTTTTTGAACACCATTTAAAGACTCCGCTGTTTTTTTATTAGAGCTTACAACCTCCTTGTTTAAGTCTGATACACTCTTAGCAACATTATCAATTCCTTTTAAGGCTTTGTTTGTTTTTGCTTCTAGTTCTACAATTATTTTCTCCATTCTCTTCTTATTAATTCTTTGAAACTATCTGGAAATTTATTTTTTCCTTTTGCTATTTGTACTATCTCAGACTTGCAGTCTGTATCTTTTAACAATTCTAATATCTCTTTTATCATTATGATATGGTTGTTACTGTTAATGCTGTTGATGGGTTTGATTCATTATTATTAAAGTCTGTTGCACTTACTGTCATCACATAACTCTGTCCACTTGTTAACCCTGTGATTGTAGCACAGTAATCAAAAGAAGTAGGAACTGCTGAAACTCTTTGTATTAATACTCCATCTTGATAAACTTGATAACTTCTAACCCCAACACCAGAGTCTGTAGAACGAACCCAACACAACTGAAATGATGTAGCTGTTAAATTACTAGACAGCAAACTTGTTGGTACAGTTGGAGGTGTTGTATCTGGTGGAATTGTTGGAGCTGGAACAACAAAAATATCATTCAACAACTCTATCTCAGACTTGCCAGTCTTGAAATTAGTTTTGATAGAATTTATCTTATACCTATTGCCAAAGATTGAAAACCTATCTGCTAACGTATAGTTTAATAATATCTTTAAAGGTAAATAAGCACTCACTTTTGTTAGCCTATTTCTTACATCAAATACATCAGAGATATAGTCGCTGTGGTATGCCTGAAACAAGGTATCAGTAAAGTCATTCTCTGCTGTATATTCGTTGATCTCGTTGTTGAAATTTATATTATACTTACTCGTAGCAGATGACAAAGCAACACTATTAGATGGTATGTTATAATTTACAATCTGTGAATGGCTTGTCGGAGTATCTAAAAAAGAAATGTTAGTACCATTGTTTCTGATTGGATAAAACAATAAAGGTTTACCTATGTAGGGGTCTTGGTTGTCATCAACAAAATATCCATATTGAACAGAAGTTATATTACCATTATTAGAATCTGGTAACCTTTCATAAAGCATTTGAGAGAAAGGTGTTTTTACTTTGTAGATACCTCCATCTAGTTTCTCTCCTCCAGAATATTTTATCTTCCCAAAAGTGTTTCCAGACAGTTGAGAAAATTTAGCTGCTAAAAAAGTTTTAGTATCTCCATGCTCAAAATTTATTTCTTTAAATGGTAGAGCCGAATCAACAGAGCTTTTGTCTACATCTAAAAAACTACTAATGTCATAAGAACTACCCCCATCATAATAACTATCTAAAGTTTTTACAACTATTTTATCTGTACTCTCATCTACATAAGCTGTAAGATTAAACATACGAAACAGACCAGTTAAGAAATCAATACATTTTAAATCTGGTATCTGTTGCGTTATAATGAACTCTATTGAACTATTTATTGAAATATTTTCCGCTTCATATCTACTAAAAGCAACTTGAATAGGAGAAACATTATGAGCAATAAAAAACTCAACTCTATCAAGTATGAAATTTTCAGGACTCTCTATAATGACAGTATAATCTCCATTTTGCACTTGGTTGTTTAAATCTGCATAGGTTATGATAGAATCGTTTTGTAAACTTGTTTTTCTAAAAATAGAGACTCCATTTAGCAATAAAGAAACCCCATAAGATGATACAGATGAAGATTCTAAAATCAATTTAAAATCTGTGATATTATCTGAAATACTTTGAGGAATCCTTATAGTTGATGAATTTACAATACCACCATAATCATTAGTTATAACAGTATATCCAGAGACTAATGTTTCTGCTGTATCTAAAGGAACACCGCCTTTTTTTCTATGCAACCACATAAACAAATTGTAGTAGGGTTCATTTGTGCTTGTAAAAAAGTCTGTACTAAAATCTAGTGTAGGATATTTTTCTGTAATTGCTTGAACAATTCTATCTACTCTTAAAGCATATTTTAAGTCACTCCAAGAAACTCCTGTTACATTGCTGTTGTATGCAACATTTCCAGGACTACTTGATGAAGCATTACTATCATAAATCAATCTTTTAGTATGAGTTATCAAAGGTGCTATTACATCGTTAGAAGATGGGTTTGCTTGTAGCTTTGTTTTTATTGTAGCAGAATCATACACTAAATCAATAGTATTTAAACTACTTAAAGAACCTAATTTATCCTCTCCTAAAGTATCTTTTAAAGAGACTGTATTACCAAAGAATGTAATCCTATACAAGCTCGGTTTATTGTTCTTTAAATCAACTCCATTAAGTTTTAATTTACCACTTCTAAACTTTAAATGGTTCAACTCAATTGTAGCATCTACCTTAGATCGTGCATCAAATGAATTTGTGATAGTAGAATTATAAAAATGCTTAAAGACTTTGTTATTCTTTGCAGTTGCTGGAACACTAAAAGTCCTCGTAAAATCTGTAAAAATTTTACTTATATCTTTTACGTTTTGAATTGACTGAGTAAGCACTATACTCTCGTCATCAAACAACTCAATTCTTTCACTACCTATGTAAAGTTGAACGCTCTGCATTTATCGTATATCGTTTAGTACATTGTATGAGTTCTCAAAGTTTATTGTGTACTCTATTAGTTTATCATTTACTTGGGTTTTGTAACTGATACTACTTGTCTTTATATTGATTGGTAATACTTGGTTGTGTTCGTTGTTAAGCCAGACTGTCTCGGATAACATCAACTGTTTAAACACATCATTATATGACTCAGGTACAAATCCACTACTTAAAGAAATAGTCTCTGAAGCTGTGATGTTAAAATCTCTTTTTGTGTGATCAGATATACTATATGTGTTTGATGAGTTTAACGTATTTGAACTATAGCTCTGTCTCTTTGTAGACATATTTTCTTTAGACCTCTGAAAGAAATACAAGTCTTGTAATACTCCAAACTTATTTGCAAACGTTACTTTGTATGGTCTGAACTTACTCTCGCAATCCTCAGAGACAGATATAACATTTATGGCATTGTCATCTGTTACTCTTATACTGCTCACATCTACTGTCTCTTTTACAGATACATTATCAATAGAGAAAGTAAGAGGTGTTGTTAAATCTGTTGCTTGTGCTTCAAATTGTATTCTTTCGGAAGCAACAAATTCTCCAACTCCAGAAGCTCTGTAAAATCCATTTCTTGTGATTGGAATACGAAATGGATATCTCATTCTAGCAGTACCAGTTCCACTAAAATTTGTCACAGTAAATTCAGATGTAATATTTACTCCCGCAGTTAAACCAGCAGAAGATTGAAATAATCTATCAATTGCTAAATCAGAAGAGTTTAAAAAACTTGCTCCATTGTTTATTTTCCAGTCAGCAGTTTCTTTTGTCCACGCTGTATCTGTTGTAAAATTTCCATTTCTACACAGCTCTGGAAATAACTCAACCGATTCTATTTGTCCGTTGCTTTGTGTGCTTGTCGTATATGATTCTGTTCTTTGTGTTGCTCCAGCAGAATCTAAAAATAATATAGTAGGATTGTTCTCTGTGTATATTGGTATTCTGTAATCTCCAAGAGGTGTTACTTTTATATCTTTCTGTGACATCAATAAAGACTTATTGTCAAAAGAATAGTTAGCACCCTCCTCAAAATAACCATAACTGTTAAAGGCTAAGTCTGTACTTATTGTCTGTGATAGCTGTACACCATTTCCATCTACAGCAGTTAAAACAGTACGAACCCATTTAGAAGAACCTTCTGCTGTTGTTTCATAGTCTCCATCAAAAGAGACATCTAAATAATCTCTTATTAGCTCAGATACTTCAAATGATATTTTCGCAGTTGATCCGATTACTTGCTTACTTAAATTGTATTGAGGCACACCAGTAAAACCTGTAGACTTGTCTCCTGTATAAACTTCAATTGTTAAAGTTGCAACTCCTAAGTCTGCAATTGCTACAGAGATATAGTGAGGACTTCTAGTATTAATTATTGCCATTGGTAGTATATTTTATTAGTTCTTCTACATCTAATTTGTATGCTTGTACTATATCTTTAGGTAAATTATCAAAGGCTTTTTTAAATGGTTTGGTAAAAAACATACTAGGCTTTATACCTCTGTTATAAATGTTACTTGCTATTACATAAGCCAACGACTTATAATTACCCTTTTTAAATTTTCCATTCTTATCTCTAAACCTTATGTTTTTTTTCTTTGCCCATTTCTCTATGCCTCCTGTAAATTCATCCCATTTACCAGATGCTGAACCACTACCAAAACGAAATTTACTATTAGGTGCTTGTTGCCCTTTTATCTTCGCATTAGGAGAAACCTTGCTAGGGTCTTTACCTTTTACACCTTGATCTAAAAACAATCCATAGTCCTCCATCAAGAACTTCAATCCAAAACTGTTAGGACTTACATTTAAGTTATGCTTTAAACTATTGTACAACTCTTTAGAGCTGTTCTTTTTTCCTCTTGTAAGGTTTGCTCTTGACTGGCTTATAACATACTTAGCAAATCTGTTTAGCTCTTGTTGTACATTGCTTAACATATTGTTATATCGTTATTTGTAATCACATCAAATGTTAATGCCCATCCAGCCATCTCATTCTCAAACCTATCATAGAAAGGTTCAAAACTTGGAGAGCCATCTAACTGATATCTGTCTTGAAATAATGTGCCTCCTCTTAATACTTGTACTAACTTATTTAATACTGCTAACTGAGTATTTAAAACATCTTGCTCGTTGTTGTTTCCTCTAAATATATCTACTACTGCATCTTTCGAAATATCAACAATATCCATAGCAAGAACAGATAAGCTGAAACGTAAAACATTGTCATCATTGGTTACATTATTTACTATTAAATGAGCTAAAGGAAATATAGTCTGCTTCGATAAATCAACCCTTGTAATGTCTCCAGTAGTTACTGTGTTTACATTTACATCTGCTAACAGTTGGTTCTTTATTGTTTCCGTTACTTGGTAAAATCCCTTCATTTAAAACTTACTTTTTATTTGTTGTGCTTCTATCTCTGCTTTCTCTTTTGTGAATGACAAGAAAGTAAAGCATTGATGAAAATTTAGTTTAGTGATATCTTCAAACTTTGTAACATCTCCTCCAGCGAGGCTATAAATTGATGAGTACCATCCCCATTTCTTTCCGAAGTTAGCTGCTCGTGAATAGTCTCCATCTCCTGTTGATTGACTGAAGAGAGAATCGTATGACTCGATAACTCTAGACCTAAATTGTAGAAAAAAAAAAGGCTTCCTATTGCTACACCCAAAGGCATATCTTTCATCTTGTCAGGGTCTTCAGCAGTATATTCTTGTATACTATATTTAGTGCCTTTGTTTATTTTAATAGGTCTGTATAATACATTCATTGCAACGTGCATCTTTTGCCAGTCTGAAGCATTACCATCTAAATCTACATACTCTCCTAATGACATCTCGTCTAGGTCTGGGATGAAACCATATTGTACACCATCTAAAGAAAATCTGTTAATGTGTGTAGGCTTTTCATTTAGCATATCAACCAATATATCCACGATAGCCTGTACACTAGACATCTTTAGTTTGTAGCTTTCAGATATAGGAATACCACAGAAAATCTCTATCATCTTAGCATCTAGTAAAGAGCCATCTGGAGTCTCTTCAGTTACTTTTAAATATCTTTGATACTGCTCTAGTGTAATTTCGTTTAACGATGTTGGTACATTTATCTCTATTTGCATATAAACCCTTTTATATATAATGAAAAAAGAGACCTATTTTATAAAATATGTCTTACAATTTTCATAGGC